TAAGTTTATTTCTCGTGCAATAGTTTAATGGCAACAAATTACAGACAGGGTAGATATACCGTTACAAATCCAGACAAGTACATTGGCAACAGTACGCCAAAGTATCGCAGTGGCTGGGAACTTACATTTATGCGCTTTTGCGACAACCATCCTGGTATTATTAACTGGGCCAGCGAAAGTTTACGCATACCTTACATCAATCCTTTTACAGGAAAACAAACATTCTATGTTCCAGATTTTGTTATAATGTACCAAAATCCTCAAGGGCAAAAAACAACTGAAGTTATTGAAATTAAACCACGTGGGCAAGCTAGATTAGAAGAAGCTCGCAGTCAACAACAAAAGGCGGCAGTGGTATTAAATATGGCTAAGTGGGAAGCCTGCAAAGCATGGTGCCGCAAGCATGGCGCTGTGTTTAGGGTAGTCACAGAGGAAGACATATATAACAGAATGGGACAGAAGAAAAAATGACACGCAAGCTAGAAGAATTGTTTGGTTTACCACCTAACGATACAACAATTAACACGCAGGATCCAGACTGGGACTTGGCGCAACAGGATGCAGACGTTGATGAAGAAGTTGCCAGTACAGAAGTTGCCCCAATAGAAGACATACAAGCTACACTAGACTTGGCAAATAAAATTGAACGAGCATTACCGCAAGTTAAAGATGTAGACAGTACGGATGCTGATTTTGACGAATACGCTAAAAAAGCCATGGAAACTTATGATAGATTAGTTGACTTGGGTATGAACGTAGATGACCGTAATGCTGGTATGATATTTGATGTTGCTAGCAAAATGATGACCAACGCTATTTCTGCAAAGAACAGCAAATTAGATGCAAAATTGCGTAGAATTGAACTGCAACTAAAAGCCAGTAAGCTACAGTTAGACAAAGACAAGTTTCAAAACGGCAAAGCAGATGCACCGGGTGCAGTAGTGGAAGGCGAAGGCTATATTGTTACAGATAGAAATGCACTTCTTCAGGGCATTGTTAATAAAATCAAAAATGATAAATAATGTATCGGAGATTGTGCAATGAAAACCCTATTAGAATACATTGAAGCTAACCAAAAAGATTATAAAATCCGCATCAAACTAGCGTTTGAACCTAGCAAAGACCAAATGGCAATGTTAGAGCGTCACCTTAAAAAGTATGATGTCAAGGATGTAAGTGATGTAGCACGTTTAATGCTACAAAGCCAACCAACAGATTTCCCCGACTACAAGGGATTTGAGATTTATTTGATTGATGCTGTAACAGCACTACCTGTAAGTTATGAAACAATTAAGCAAGAACTATGCGAGCTATTAAGTGTAGATGCTAGCTTGGTTAGAGTACGTAACCCAGATGTTCCACGTGAAGACGAAGTGGATCAACAAGAAGAATCCGAAGAAGAATACATTGCACGTTTAACAGACGAAAAGTATTCCGAAGTAGAAAAAACAAAAACAAAGCCTGCATTTGGTGATGACTTTAATGCAAGCTTCTTAAAGGACTTGGCTGGACAGAAGCGCAAGCAAGAGTTTGCTAAAAAGTCTGACGTTAGACCTTCTAAGCCTCTAAAGCAAGAAAAATCATTAAGTCCAATCAGCGGTAGAAATACCATCCCTGATCCAATGAAAATAGGAAGATAATTATGGCATTTAAAGACAACAAAACAGTAGGCGAAGAAGTAACTAGCATCTTACGTCTTGCTAAAGTAAAGCTAAACGAATCTGCTCTTAAAGAGTGCGGTATGGATTGGCAAGCTCCGTTAGATCAACAACAAGAAGATCGTTATAACTTAACTATCACTACTAACGACAAAACTGTAACAGTTAGTACAACTAACCCAGAAGACATTATTCACATGATGAAACTAGGCGGTGTTGAAGTAGGCGCTCACTCTGTTGAGCCAGCTACTGATATCGGATACGGTTCTGGACAGTTAACAGGTTTGGGCTTAGCCGCAGTGCCTACACTAGGCACTTCTGGTATGGAAGGCGAACCAGCACACGACGAACCAGTTGGTATCGAAGTATTGGGTTCAATCGGCGCCGACGATGTTGACATGGGCGACGAACATGCGGAACACGAAGCAGGTGAATCAGACGACGAAGAAGAAGCTGAACACGACGAAGAAGATGAAGACGACGAGGTTGAAGAATCTGGCGACTGGGCTAATTCCCCAGACGGATCAGACGGACAGCAACGTAGTCATGGTGACATTGCCGATCAAAGCGCGGCAGGCACAGGCTCAGGCAATAAAAATTACGGACAAAACAAGGCTCCAGGCCAAGGAGACAATCCATTGGCCTATGAATCAATGATGGAAAGCTATAAGAAATTTAAAGGCACATCTAAGAAAGAAGAAAAATGTTCAGTATGTGGCAAAGCTCCTTGTGAGTGCGATGACCACGTTGAAGAAGGCGTAATGGACAAAGTTAAGGCATTTGGTAAAAAGGCTTTAGATACACTAGGACATGGCGACGACGAAGACATGATTAAAGACCTACAAAGAAAAGCAGGAGTTCCTGTTACAGGCAAGAAACCAGAAAAGAAAAAAGAAGAAAAAGTTGAAGAAGGCAAAAAAGCAAAACCAGACTTCTTAGATATTGATAAAGATGGCGATAAAAAAGAACCTATGAAAAAGGCTGTTGCTGATAAGAAGAAAGTTAAAGAAGCGGCTAAGCCAGACTTCTTAGACATCGACAAAGACGGCGACAAGAAAGAGCCAATGAAGAAAGCTGTTAAAGATAAAAAAGAAAAAACTAACGAATCAGCAGAAAACTTAGCATACATGCGTAAGCTAGCAGGTTTAAAGTAATATTCTAAAACATGGAAAAGGTGCTTGGCACCTTTTCTTATCTGTGAAAAAGGTTAAATACTTACATAATGGCACAACCCCAAGAAAACGTATTAGTTAAGAAACCCTACCAACAAGAACAGTACACACATGAACAAATTGAAGAACTTGTTAAATGTGCAGATGATCCGGTTTATTTCTTAACTACTCATGCATATATTCAACACCCTACTAAAGGCCGTGTTAAGTTTGATTTATTTGACTACCAAATTGATCTGTTAAAGTGTTACCACGAAAACAGATATAGCATTAATATGCTAGGTCGTCAGATGGGTAAGAGTACTTGCGCTGGCGGATACTTATTATGGTTTGCAATGTTTAAACCAGACAGTACAATTCTTATCGCGGCACACAAGCACACAGGCTCACAGGAGATTATGCAACGTATTCGTTTTATGTACGAAAGTTTGCCTAACTTTTTACGTGCTGGTGTTACTAGTTACAACAAGGGCAGTATAGAATTTGATAACGGTAGCCGTATTGTTAGTGCAACAACTACTGAAAACACTGGTCGTGGTATGTCTTTGACATTAGTTTACTTGGACGAATTTGCCTTCGTCCCACCACGTATTGCCAGCGAGTTCTGGACGTCATTGAGTCCGACACTATCTACTGGTGGTAAGTGTATTATTACATCAACACCTAACCAAGACGACGACCAGTTTGCACAAATTTGGCGTCAAGCGTGTAAAACCACAGACGAGTATGGTAACGATACAGGACTAGGCGTTAACGGCTTTAGGAGTATTAAGTTTATTTGGGACGCTCATCCTGAACGAGATCAACTATGGGCAGATGCAGAACGCAACAAGATTGGTGAGGAACGTTTCCGTCGTGAACACTTATGTGAGTTCGTTGTTTACGATGAAACTCTAATCAATAGTTTGAAATTGTTTACAATGCAGGGCGAAGACCCGCTATTAAAAGCAGGACAAGTTCGCTATTATAAACACGTTGATCCTAACTCTAGCTATATTTTAGGATGGGATCCTAGTCTGGGCACAGGCGGGGATAATGCGGCTATACAAGTTATTGAATTACCTAGTATGCTACAAATAGCAGAATGGCAACATAACAAAACAGATATTAGAGGCCAGCTACGAATAGTACAAAGCATCTTGGCTTATATCGACCATGAAGTTAAAAAAGGCAGTAAAAAGTCTGAGCTATTCTGGAGTGTTGAAAATAACACACTAGGAGAAGCCGCACTAATGGCTATCAGCGAATTTGGCGAAGAAAACATAGCAGGTAGCTTTGTCAGCGAACCAGGCAATAAGCGCAGAGGTTTTACAACTACTAATAAGAGTAAGATTGCGGCCTGTGCCAAGCTAAAACACTGGATCGAAACAGACAAGCTAGTGCCCAAGAGTAAAAACTTAGTTAGGGAACTAAAAACATTTGTGGCCAAAGGGGTAAGTTTTGAAGCTAAAGAGGGCGAAACAGACGACTTAGTAAGTGCGTTATTGTTGGCCACACGAGTTATACAATATCTAAGTAATTACGATGAAAGGTTGTTTGAAGCATTAACGGACAAATCAGGGCACAATCCAGACCTAATTATGCCCATGCCAATTGGTGTACTATAAGATAAATAAAAGCATGACTGTCAATTACAAAAACGTTAGTAAAAGAATATTCGATTTGTTAACTGGTACAAATCGTAAATTTATCATGGGCGACGAGGATGCTAAGAAAACTTTGGACCCAAACGAAGCAGTACGATTCTTCATCGAAGATTTGCACTCTTTAATCTTTATTGACGACAAAAACGGCGAATTGCAGTTAAGCGTTAGCAACCAAGCTGATCCAGACAATGTCGATGTTTTAAAGACAGCAATTAAAAACACAGCAGAACACTATATGCTAAAGTTCACAGTTAAGAACTTTGGTAAAAAATTACAACCTAAGAATTTTGCATTTATGAACGTAGAACATGTAGATGAGAGCTTTAGTCCGATGTCAGGTACAACACGTAGCAGTTATCAAAATACAGGTAGTGCTCGTTTAATCATTCGTCACAGTAAACCTGTTAACGAAGAAATCCGTGGCGCACGTAGTCGCAGTATTAAATCAATTTACATTGAAAACGCCACAGGCGAACGTTTTCAGTTTCCTATGCGCTGGTTAACAGGCGCACGTAGCATGGCCCGCCATATTGCAGAAGGCGGATATCCTTACGATGAACGTGGACAAATGATTCTTGGCCTATGCGAACAGTACGCTAGCCTGCGTAAGTTTGTACGCCATGCCAATGGACAAGGTTTTATTAACGAAGAAACCAGTGACTTGGTTGAAATGGCCAACACACGTAGCGAAGATATACTACGTGCAATACGCACTAACAACTTTGAAGCAATCAAGTATCAACAAGTAACACTAAGCGAAGACGACGATATTAGTCCTATTACAGCCAAGTTCACACGTCACACAATTAACCAAGCAGTTGAAAGTGCGGCACCTTTCTTGTACAGTATGATTAAAGAACGTGAACAGTTGGAGTCTGGCCAAAAGGCGTTACGTGACTTAGTCAGCTTAGTCGATAGTCATCCAAAATTTGACATCAGTGATTTGGATGAAAATGATCCAGACAATCCTATTAACTTGACATTTGATGACCACGATGCTAAACTTAAACACTTAGCACGTTATATCAGCGACCATTTGACAAACCCACAGCAAAAAGACGTTATTACAACAGCGGCTGAACACTATGGCACAATGGATGTTGAAGGCAAGAACACATTTAACAGTGCAATTAGAAATCTGATCAGGAAATCTAAAAGCGTAAATAAAGAACACGTGGAAACACGTAGTTTGGATGAATCAGTATTTGATTTGGTACGTGGCGTAAGCCAAAAGTATTCGGTAAAATCTGTTTTAACCAAACAAAAATAATAACTTGACTTACACTGAGTAATACAGTTATAATCGTGAGACTTACATATAGTAAGCCTCTCTAGGCAAACAATGGCACATTAAGGAGAAAAATTATGGCATCATTGGCAGACATTCGCGCAAGACTTCTTCAAGAAGAAAACAAATCAAAAGGCAACAGCCGAGGCGGTATGGATAATGCAATTTATCCGTTCTGGAACATTCCAGAAGGTAGCACCGCAACACTTCGTTTCTTACCCGATGCAGATGAAAGCAACACATTCTTTTGGCGTGAGCGTCAAATGATTCGTATTGAGTTCGCTGGAATCAAAGGTGGCGAAACAAACAAAAAGGTAACTGTAACTGTACCTTGCGTTGAAATGTGGAACGAAACATGTCCAGTACATGCGGCAATTCGTCCATGGTTCAAAGACAAGCGTATGGAAGAAACAGCACGTAAGTATTGGAAAAAGCGTAGTTACTTGTTCCAAGGCTTTGTTGTTAACAGCCCTCTACAGGAAGATACACTTCCTGAAAATCAAATTCGACGTTTTGTGATTAACTCAAGCATCTTTAACATCATTAAGACTGCATTGATGGATCCTGAAATGGTTGAACTTCCTACTGACTACATGCAAGGTACAGACTTCCGTCTGGCAAAAACAACTAAAGGTCAATACGCAGACTACAGCACATCTAGCTGGGCACGTAAAGAACGTAGTTTGAACGAACAAGAACTTGGCGCAGTTGCCCAGTTTGGTTTGTACAACCTAAACGACTTTATGCCTAAGAAGCCTAATGCTGAAGAACTAAATGCTATCTACGAAATGTTCGAAGCTAGCGTTGATGGCGAGTTGTATGACCCAGCACGTTGGGCAAACTTCTACAAGCCGGCTGGCTTCTCAACTGGTAGCGGTACTACTGCTACTACTGATGATATGGACGAAGATACCCCAGCACCAGTTGCTAGCCGTCCAGCACCAGTTGCTACACCAGCACCTGCCGCACCAGCGCAAGCTGAAGCTCCTAGCGTAACAACTAGTGGCGCAGGCAAGCCTAGTGTAGACGACCTACTTAGCATGATTCGCAATCGTAAGCAAGCCTAATCACAGCAGGGATCGATCCCTGCTTATGCATTATGACATTACCCGACGAACGATATCGTAGCCTTGTGCAGACTAAAAAGTTTCTTATGGAGCTTCTAAGTCCGCACATGACTCCTAGGGTTCCTAAAATTATTAGACAACGTGCTCATGGCTTGTTACGTCATTGGCCAGATGATTACCATTTGGAATTGATGACAACAGACATGCCTGACCACTTTGCTAAACAACTAGAACCCTTGACTAAAATGATGATGCAGTATAGGCAAGAACAAAAGGAAGAACAAAATGACAAAACCATTTGACGCGAGTAAATTTCGCAAAACCTTGACTAAGTCGATTGACGGACTTAGCATTGGCTTTAATGATCCTACTGATTGGATCAGCACAGGCAATTATGCTTTGAACTATCTTATTAGTGGAGACTTTAACCGAGGGGTTCCGCTAGGCAAGGTCACAGTTCTAGCAGGTGAGTCTGGCGCAGGCAAGAGCTTTATTGCTAGTGGTAACTTAGTTCGCCACGCACAAGAGCAAGGTATCTATGTGGTGTTAGTAGATACAGAAAACGCACTAGACGAAGCGTGGTTACATGCCCTAGGTGTGGATACTAGCGAAGATAAGTTGCTAAAACTTAATATGGCCATGATCGATGACGTGGCCAAAATGATCAGCGAGTTTGTTAAAGAATATAGAGCATTGCCTGAAAACGATAGACCTAAGGTATTGTTCGTACTAGACAGTTTAGGTATGTTGCTAACACCAACTGACGTTAACCAGTTTGAAGCAGGTGATATGAAAGGTGACATGGGTCGTAAGCCTAAGGCACTAACTGCACTTGTTCGTAACTGTGTAAACATGTTTGGTAGTTTGAACTTGGGCTTGGTTGCTACTAACCACACCTACGCAAGTCAAGACATGTTCGATCCAGATGACAAAATCTCCGGCGGCCAAGGCTTTATCTATGCTAGCAGTATTGTAGTTGCTATGCGTAAGTTGAAGTTGAAAGAAGACGAAGACGGCAATAAGATTAGTGACGTTAAAGGTATTCGTAGTGCTTGTAAGATTATGAAAACTCGTTACGCTAAACCTTTTGAGTCAGTACAAGTTAAGATTCCTTATGAGACAGGTATGAGCCCTTACAGCGGCTTAGTTGATATGTTTGAAGGTAAAGAGTTGTTGAAAAAAGAAGGTAACAGTCTTGTTTACACAACCATTGACGGTGAGATCATTAAGCAATTCCGTAAAGCATGGGAAAGAAATGACAATGGAAGTCTTGACAAAGTTATGGCAGACTTTACATTAAGAAACTTAAAGACTCCGGAAATAAATACCGAGGAAATTTCAACAGAGGAAGAATAACATGCATGATCCAGAATTTTTAGTAAATCTTTGGCTTACCCTAAAGCCGTATATCCAAAAGAAAGAAGCTCTCGAAGCGGCCGTATCAATGCTGAGAACAGCAGAAGAATTCGGCGACGTAGAAAGCATCAGTGCAGATATGCGCGGCCAAGACAATACTTTGGATTCTGCTCTTAACGAGCTATATGAGTACAGTGAATCCGATTCGGAGTCAGAAGACGATGAATCTTTCGAAAGCGATGCACTGGACTACGATGACTATGATGACGAAGAATAATGACTTGGTTTAACACAGTCACTCAAGACCTCGCTCAAATAGCAAATTGCATAGAGTACTACGAAGCTGAGATTGCAGATGCAAAATCTGATATCAGACTTCGTGGTAACGTTGAAATTGCAAGCCGGGAAATGCCCGGCATTTTCGAGCATAGATTTAACCAGCTTCAAGACATTGAAGCTATCTTAGAACACCTTAACATCGACCTGCGTAAGTTGCGTAGTGATAAATTTAAGAAGTTTATCGAGCACTATAATAGGGCATTAAGTTCACGTGATGCCGACAGGTATGTAGACGGAGACCCGGAAGTAGTTAGCCTGAGCAAGCTAATCAATGAATTCGCCCTATTGCGTAACAAGTTTTTGGGCGTTATTAAAGGACTAGACACTAAGCAATGGCAAATTACCAATATTGTTAAATTGCGTGTGGCCGGCATGGAAGACGCAACCCTAGGTTAACTAAATAGTTGATTACGGGGTTTTCCATGAATTTAAGAAAATACATCAATATTATTACAGAAGCATCTGCACCAGATGCAGAGCTACAGGCCTTAGAGCCCGAGTTTCAAGAAATTGCGGCAGATGTTAAATCAGGCGAAGTTAGCCATAACGTTATGGCCAGTATGGTGCAGTTCTTAACACAGCTAGCACAAGCTGATCAACAAAGCCAAGAACAACCGCAACCAAATCAAGTACAACAACCAGCACCTGCACCAGTTGCAGAACCAACAGGCCAGCCTCCAGTGGGCGAAGCTATTTCTGCTGAAGAACTACAGTTGCTAAGTTTACTTAAACAAGTAAACCCAGACCGCGCTGATCAAGTATGGGCTTTCTATAATAAAAAGATGCTAGAAGAATACATTATTCCTGCCCTACTAGAAAAAGATATTCCACGAGAAGACGACCACCAACGTATTGTTGGCTTGTTTGTTGAAGCCCCGGGAACACTAGAAGACAAGCTAGCCATTGCCATGCGTTTGGACACAACAGGCGAACGTCCTAATACTGGCGGCGGCATTATCAATACCAAAAAGCTAACCACACAAGGCAAAGGTAGCATTGACGATTTGTTAACTGTAAAGAAAAACCCAGTTGTTGATTTTATTAAAAAACGTCTAATCACTATGCGTGTGTATCCTAGTACAACATCAGCCGCTACAGGTGACGGTGAAGCGTTCTTCTTAATCTTGGGCGCTGGTATTACCAAGCGCGGCAAAGGCGATTTGAACGTTGGTGCCCAAGCCAAAGCAATAGATAAAAAGGACAAGCTACATAATCCTAGTCCGCTTGAAGTTAACGGTAAAGAAGTTGAAGTTAAAGCTCAAGGCGCACGTCTAAAAGGCTTCGGTGGTAAAGGCACATATGGTGACGGCGCCAGCTACTACAAAACTTTCAACGGACAACTATCAAATATTCTTGGACAAGAAGGTACTGCATGGCTGACACAGGCCGCACCTACTACAAAAGCATCCAAAGGATGGGACAACGGTAAGAACCCATTGCACTTTGGACTAGCTAACCTTAACGCACTTGCTGGTGCGCTAAAGCAGTATGCCAAAAAGAACGGTACAACACCTGCTGTAGTTAGAGAACTATTTTTAGGAATGATCCTTCACGTTTATCCTAAGATAGAAAAAACAATGTACACAGACTTGTTAAAGACCATCGACAAGAACTGTAGCTTTGACGTAGAAGAATTCCGCAAGCAATGGTTCTTAATGACTTACAAGTACTATATGGAAACAAGTCGTGACGATTCTGGACAAACCTATGACGGTATCTTGTTCATTCATCAACCTACCTTTACATATTCTTATGTCAAAGGTCCGGACGCAATGAGCGAACAGTGGGGCGACTTTGAACTTAACAGTACATTATATAACTGGACTGATACTCAAAGTGTTGCACCAAAGATTACCTATGGTAAGGAAATTAGAGATAAGAAATCTAAATCCAAAGCCAAAGCATCCACTGGCAGTGTAGCACAAGACCTTGCACCAGAACTTGCAAAAACTACAGCGGCCAAAACCAAAAAGGCTCCTACGCCAATGACACGTAAGTTAAAATAATTGACATAAAATCCATACTTGTTTATAATGCAAGTATGGATTCATGTTTTAAAACTCCCGCAACCAGTGTAGTCAGTCTAACCAAAATAGACCCTACTTTCTACTTTTCACATGATGGTATCACAATAACGCCTCGGGCCAGCATTGTGGTCACTGAAGACTGTCCTATGCATATCAAGGAGCAGATCCATTATTACTTTCAGCGTGGCTACATTTCTGCCCAGGCCCATATGACCGAACAAGAATTGCTTATGAGCAGTCTGTCCGAATAGCATTGACTTTTAATTTAATATAAAGTATAATACGCTATCACTTCTTACGAAAGGAAACACTATGCTTGAAGCATTAGAGGTACGAAAAGCCAAGAACGGCGTGATTGTCGTTGTAAACACAGACGAAGGGCAAGACGAATTTGTGTTTGACAATCAGCGCAAAGCACTTCGCTTTATTAAAGTTATTATCGAAACTGACAAAGTTCCAGAACAGGCTTAATATGAAACTGCTAGATGTTATTACTGCGGCCAAAGGCAGAGTAAGTGGCGGCGACAAGTTCCTATGGGACTGTTTTGGGCCAGAGGCACAGAGTATGGAATTTAGAGACGCAGACGGCCTAGGATTTGCCAGTTGCGTATTTGATACAGAAACATACGAAGTGTTCCAAATTACATTTGACATCCCCGGCCAAGACCAAGCATTTATGTGGAACAACCCTACATACATTCAGCAATACTTGGACGAGAACAAGGCCCGTGAGTTAGATCCTTATGTTGCGTGGGATGATGTAAAGTATGAAGTCGTAGACTATGGCGACCTTATGCTAAAGTATCTAGCAGATGCAGGCGACACATACTACGATGAACTCCCGTTTAAAATGGACATGCCTGGTACTATGGGAGGCGCAAAAATTAAGTTTGGAGACATGGCATGAGAATGATGGCTACAATGCTGTTTATCTTTGCCTTGTTCCTACTTAGTACGTTTGCGTTTAGGAATACAGATCTTAGTCAACGTTGGTCATTGACTAAAATACTGGGCTATAGTATAATTTGCACGTTGCTTTCAACAGGTGCAATGCTTTTGTTTGTAATCTTTTATTAAGGAAAAATATGTATATTCTAATCATCGCCACAGCAATCGCTTTGGTCATCGCTGGCGCAGTTTATGTGTTGTTCGAGAAAAGTAAATGGGGCATTGTGCTAGGTGCATTGTTCCTTGGCGTAGTTATTGCGTTTGAGTCGTTTACTATTGTTCCTGCCGGCCACGTCGGTGTACAAGTTACAATGGGTAAAACTAATCTGGATCAAGCACTGCCAGAAGGTGTCAACTTTGTCAACCCTATTAGTAACGTACGAGCAGTTAATGTACAGTTACAAAAAGCTACATTGACTAATCAAAGTGCAGGTACCAAAGACATGCAACAAGTTCACACTGACCTTGTAGTTAACTTCCGTCTAAAGCCTAACATGGTGCCAACTATCTACAAAGAGTTTGGACTTAATGTAGATGAAAAGGTCCTTGGCCCAGCTATCGGCGAAGCATTTAAATCTGTTACTGGTCATTACACAAGTGAAGACTTGATTCTTAAGCGCGAAGAAGTAAGTGCAGAAATTCTAAAGCGTTTGCAGGAAAAAGTCGCACAGTTCGACATCACAGTTAGTAATATCAGCCTGGTTAACTTTGGATTCAGTAAGTCATACCAAGACGCCATTGACGCTAAAATGATTGCTACACAAAGTAAGCTCAAGGCTGAACAAGACTTGCAACGTATTACCATTGAAGCTAAGAGCCGTATTGCAGAAGCTGAAGGTGAAGCCAAAGCTATTGCTATCCAAGCACAAGCTATTAACAGTCAAGGCGGCGCGGCATTCGTTCAACTGGAAGCTATTAAGAAGTGGGACGGTAACTTGCCTAACGTGATGAGTGGTGCAATGCCGTTTATTAACGTAACTGGAAAATAAAATGAGCGGACTGGGTATTATCCAGGAAGAGCCGGAAACAGTCTGCGCTCAGTGCGGGACTCTCGCAGAGTGCAGACCATACGGCAAAAACTACGAGCGCATTTGCTTCGACTGCGCCATGAAAGACGAAGAAACAACACGTAAGCGCATGGGCGAATACATTTTTGGAGACAGCAATGATTGAAACTATTATCGGTATTGTAGCACTGGCATTCATTGTGTCTGGTACTGTGTATGTATTGGCTATGCGTAAGTATAAGCGCATTAAAGCACAAGCCGAAGCTAGTGAACGTGCGGCCCGCGAAGAAATCGCTCGTATGCGCGAAGAACGTATGCGTAAGCGCCGCGAGTTTAACAGTCAACTGGCCGCGGCATCGAACACTCCTCCTAAACCGGTTGTTACTAGCATCACTCCTAGTACTTCGTATCCCACTACACGAACCGCAGACTCTGGATCAGATATGCTGACTACGATGATTTTGAATCAAGCAATGAACAGTCCCACAGGCATTGCATCTGGTACAGTAAGTTGGGACGGCGATGTTCCTACTATTACGCCCGTACCTGAGGTAGAACCAGAACGTAAGTCTAGCTATACTTCTTCTTATAGTTCTAGTAGCAGTGATGACGATAGTTCCAGTCGTAGCAGTTACAGCTCTAGCTATTCTAGTGATAGCAGTTCTAGCAGTGACTCTAGCTATAGTTCAAGTAACGATTGATATGATAGAACTTAGCCTTTACCCCAGCGGCGCTCCCATGCTGATGAATCCCAAGCATATAGTTGCGGTAAGGGAAAATCCAGCAGACGACCAAGAACAGCCTAATAGGATAATTTATGTTAATCATATGATTGACAGAAACTATACAGTATTTTATGTGTTTGATACCTATGAAGATATCAAAAGAATGTTGAACGGTAAAACATGACAATTGATGATGTATTTGTATTAGCTAGTATGCTAATACTGTTTCAGATTAAACACTGGATTATTGACTTTGTACTTCAAACTGATGCACAAGTAAAAGGTAAAGGCATTTACGGAGACCTAACTGGTATCAGTCACAGTTTTGAACATGCACTAGGTACCGCATTAGTATTACTATTCTTTATTAAAGAATATCCACTGTTGTTATTATTTGTATCTGCCTTGGATGGTGTATTACATTATCACATTGATTGGATGAAAATGAATTGGGGTAATAGAGATATTTCTAATCCCAAGTTTTGGGCACACCTTGGTCTAGATCAAATGGCTCATCAAATCTGCTATATTATTTTTGTTACAGGACTGTTATTACTTTGACCACACGACTTATTCATTTACACGGTAAAACACTTATTGAACTTAAAGTTAAATGCGACCAATATGAAGCAGATAATACAGATAGTTTGATTAACTGGAACATGCCTAATTATGATACTTTAAAAGACAAATGGACCTGTCAGGGTATTGTACAAGACGTAGAACCCGCTTGACAATAAATCCAATTTATTGTATAATTAAGGCATGAAATTAGATACAAACGAAACACTTCAGTGGGCAGGCGC